TAGGAACAATCTATCTTAATAGCCACCCTGACAGTATGGCTGACATGGGAACACTTACTGAAGAACTGTTCCATGTCGCTGACGTAATGGGCTTTATTAACTCTGCCGACAGAAGGAAGCTAGTTCAGAAATATAGCTCTTTAGATAAAGACTTCCTCACCCAGTCCGAAGAAATAGCTCATGCTCTTAAGAAGATGGAGCGTAAAGACCGAACTTTCATTCTGGGTGGTTTGCGAAAGTTTCTCCGCAAGTTAATGAAGCTCTTTAACATTGATGACAGCGTTGGAAGAGTAATGCTTGACGCAATGAAGACGGGAACTATTTGGGAAACCCGTGATGATGTGAGAGCTAAAAGAATTAACTCAATGCTTGATGCTAGGGACTTATTGTTCTCACCTTCAACTACTCCACCGAGGAGACAGGCTAGAAAAACAAAAGAACAGATTGCTGCTGAAAGCACACCCGCTGGTGCTGCTGCAAGTCTTCCGGCGAGAAAACAATATGATGAAAACCTGATTAGAGAGAGGGACGCTGAGAATAGAAGGCAGGCTAGAGCGCAGATAAATAACGATGGGTTTATGAATTCTGTGGAGGATGTGCTTAACAAGTTTAATAACATGTCCATGCTTGGTATGTCGTCTGTTGATATGCAAAAAGCCAAGTTGCTTCATGACCAGTTTTTTGAGCTAGAGCAAGACCCTACTCACAGTTCTAACCCTGAGTTTATTCTGCTGGCATCTCACTACAGAGAGGCTTATAGGTATGCGGGTACTGTTGCTGCCAGAGCGCTTAACGCAAGAAAGAACCCTGCACTCACGGAAGAGGAAGCTATTGAGGCGACTTTGATTGAAGCTGTTTATATGCCGAACTCAAAGAAAGCTAGGCGATTAGCCGAGCTTGTTGGTGTAGCAAAGGAATATTCCTCGCCATCCGTAATGGACAGCGACATGCTTTCAGGTGACTCTGTAACCATAGATAACAATGGGAATATTGTAGGGACTCAAGGTGGAACAGGCGGTGTCCCTGCCGGTAAAGGCCCCGGTAAAGGGCCGGGCAAAGGGCCGGGCAAAGGGCCGGGTGCTGGTAAAGGTCAAGGGCCGGGTCAAGGGCCGGGTGCAGGTAAGGGAACTTCGTTCCCCGGATGGAACGCAGCGAGTATTAGTAAACTTCCTAAGTCCAAGCAGGCAGAGGCTCGCAATATCCTTAATGATTTAATCAAAGAGAGGAAAGAGTTGCTAGACTTCTTACGCCGTCAGGGATTTGATTTAAGCAAGAGTGGCTTGGCTTCGATAAGAAAAAATCCAGTACGTGCTAGGCAGTTACTCGATGCAGTTAGTTGGAAAAAAGCCCATCAAGTAGACAAGGTGTTTGCTTGGCTAAAGCATATTTTCTACAACAACCTTTTGTCTGGCATAAGAACTCAAGTTACCAACATAACTAGCAATATAGTTTACAGAAAGTACCGTCAGTTTGAGCAGGCTGCTGGACGAGCATTGTTCTTTGGTTTGTCCGATATTAATGCAATTGAGAAGAGTCTTACTGGTGCAGACCTTAAAGAATGGAAGAGGGTCGTTAGGAAGATTGAACGAACAGCATCTCAGGCAAGAGGTACTGGCAAGGTTCTCTCTAATGAATACCAAGAGGCACTGGATTTTATAAACAGAGGCATGGGAGCAGCGTTTGCTAATGCTGTATCTACATTCCACACTGACCAAAGTGCTGTAGATTCTGAAAGACTTACTGCTGACGAGTTGGACTGGTACAGGAAGGAAGGTATTGTAACTCCTGTTGCTACTAGCTCATTTGGTAAAAAGTTTATTTCAATAACAGGAACACCAACTAAGCTCTTGCGTTCAGGCGATGAGTTTTTCCGAAGCCTTACACTGAACAATCTGGCTGGTGCTTTCGCAGCTTCTGAAGCGCGTCTAGCTGTGGCTAGGGGAGAGATAGGAACAGCAGATATAGATGCTTACATAATTAAACAACTCAATAACAGGAACTCACATGCGTGGGATAGAGCGCATAAAGCAGCATCCGAATTGGTTCATCAAGAAACTGATGAAGGTGTTCGGGGTCTTGTTATAAATTTCATTGAATCGTCCGGTAAAAATATAAATAAGATAAAAAACATTGGTGCTGACACAGGGTGGTCTTACGTTTCCCACTCTATTGCAAATATTCTCGACTTAGGGCTTCGGGTGTTTGCACTTCCGTTCAGAAGAACCCCTATAAATCTAATCGGGAAAGGCATTGCAAGAAGTCCTGTCCTTGGGATGTCTCTTAATGGATTTCGAGTTATAAAAAATAAAATCGACGGACAGGCAGCGTTTGACGGAATTGAAGGTGAATCATTTGCATCTCTAATGTCAACCATAATGATGATGGCTATGATTGCTTGGGGTGACGACGAGGAAGAAGGTATAGGTTGGAAGAATTTCGGATGGACAGGAACTAGGCAGGGCCGTGACTACCGGGAGAAAATTCATGGCTACCGGGAGGGAGTAGCAGGCCCTAATCAGCTTAGGCTTTTCGGTCACACCTTTAACTACGCAAATGTAGAGCCATTCTCCAGTGCAATGTCTATTATGGCTGACATAGCAGACGCACATAAAGACGATGATTCGCTAGGGTGGGAGCTTTTTCAAGCACCTTCAAACTTGGTTGAAGATAGAAGTTTCACTCAAGGTCTTGATAACTGGTACAAATTTACTCGTGGTGAAGAAAGAGCAACTGGTGTACTTGCTGATGCGTTGTCGAGCTTTTTAGTCCCCAATTTAGTTAAGCAGCTATCAAGAGAGTCGAAGAATTACGTAACCTCTAAAACAGCCGACAGCTTTATGGGAAGGCTTAAGAAGTCAGCCGAACTTCCTGAGTGGTTAAACAAAATGATTGGTATTGATAAGACTCCGCCAGTCGTTGATGCGTGGGGGATGGTTGCTAGGAATGAATTTAGAGAGCCGTTCTCTAAAGGTGTTGGAAGTGAAGTCACTGGGCTGTTATCTAACTTGGCATCTCCTATGTTTAAGTATTCAGGTTCCAGTGAGACATTCATTGGAGACAAGCCATATGTCGAATGGAACAGAGCTAACCCTGACAACAAGATGTTTCCAATGAGTTTTGCTGGCAAACCTTGGGAAAGGTCGTTCACGTACAAAGGAACTAAGTATCAGATGAGCGAAAGCGATTACGCTCATATGCAGTATTATGCTGGTGGGATTGCAGCGGAACTAGCTAAGTCTTTAGTCAGTCCCAAGATGGCAGAAGAACCGACCAAGTTTGATATGCTGAGGATAAAAGAATTTAGACGTAAATCATTTGAATATGTTCGCTCTGCGTATCTTAAGAAAAGGATGTATGATGTTGACATAGAGAAGGGTGCTAAGGCTGTCATTGACGATATTAAAGAAAGTTATCTAGAAGCAAACGGCGGCAAGACAAAGGCTTGGGTTAAGAATGAATTCTTGAACCAACCTGATTCAGACGAGTATAAAGATGCCTTAGCTTGGCAAAGGTATTACGGGTGGATTACTAGGGGACAATAATGGGTAAGCGAAGAAGGCGTAGGTCTATAGACTATGTGGATTCCGAAGCTACTACAGAAGCCGAGGCACATGGATTCAAGCGGGATGTTCGGATGTCAGCGAAGACAAGTAAGGTAGAGGCCAAGACAGCAGGCAAGGCTGCCGTTATAGAAAGTAAGGCCATGCTTGCGCAGGCTAAAGCAAATAAAAGAAAGTGGCTCGTAGCCCTGATAGCCATTGGTATGGCTGCGTATATGTTTATCAAAGCAAAGATAGGAGTAGGATGATGGGTGCTATTAAGAACATCGTCAGTGATTTTATTAACAGCTTAAAGAACAGTAAGCGTGTACTTACTGGGATACTTACAGTGGTGTTCATGTTTGCGTATGAATACTTTAAGCTGGAAGAGAAGGGCATAGCTAGAGAGTCAGTCAACAATGCAGTGATGACTATTGTGGCATTGATATTGGGCGACTCTATTCGTAGCGTTAATCCAGATAAGGTGGAATGATGAAGAGTTGGTACATACTACCGTTGTCACGAACAAGAGTCATGGTACGCACACGTAACTGTGCGACTTGCGTGTCTGTGCAGGAACACCTAGAGTCACTAGGTTTTGTGCGTGTTCGATTCTTTCGATTCCTTTTACATATCATTAACTTTAAGTGTAAGGTAGTGCCTTACGATGGGAGCAGCACCCCCTCTGACGACTAAGGTCGTCGTCGGTCAGCGGTGACTTCGGTTGCCGCTGGCCATAGGGTGTAAAATAATTATGGAAACTCAAGAGTGGATAACTATAGTAAATAGTATTGGCCTACCAGCGGCCTTCCTTATATTCTTAATGTGGGGGTTGTGGAGAATCCTTACTTCAATCGCTCCTTACTTTCTTGACTCATACACTAAGCATTGTGAGTTGATAGAGGAGCTTAAAGATAGCGTCCGTAACTGCGACAAGAATGGCAAGGCATTAAACCATGCCGCTGATGCTCTAGATGTACTTGCTCCGGCAAGTAAGAAGGAGTCCATTCGTAGGCATACGGTTGCGATGAAAGAGGAGTTGCAGTGACTATAGTAGATAGGGTACGTTCTTATTTTGAAAAGCATGGTGTAAAGTCAGCCGCTATCCTGAGAGAGAAACCTGAATTCCAAGACTTATCTTGGAAGCAGATATACGGTGCTATCAGGAGGATACAAAATCCCGACAGGGAGCGTAAGTATTACGACAAGAATCCAAGCTACCTGCTTTGGAGAAACGCTAGGGCGCGTTCAATAAGGAAGAACATATACTTCAAGCTGGAGAGGGAAGATATAAAGATACCTGTACGATGCCCGGTGCTAGGCCTTGTGTTACATCGCTATCCCGGTAGGCGTGGAGGCGGCCCCTCTAGCCCCACAGTAGACCGCATTGACCCGACGAAGGGATACACCAAAGAGAACGTACATGTCATTAGCAAGCGAGCTAACCTGCTTAAAAACGATGCTACGCCAGACGAGCTTGTACAGATATGTGAGTGGGTTCTCAAGAACCTTGGTAAAAAAGACTGACTACATGAACATGTTTGTAGTTGTCTTCCTCAGCTATCCTAATCATGTTGCGTTGCATCCACTCTTTGCTGAACACAATTCCTTCGACACGTAGGCCATCACCTACCATGTCTTTCATGGAGCCGTGGACACTCAGGTCTCTGTCTATTAGCTCACGGAGTCTTTCGACCTTTGCTCCCCAAGCCCCCTCTTTGATGACATGAACCCAGTAGTCTGCTTTAGTTCCAGCTATACCTGAGGCCACCTCATTGCATCTTGTTTCTATGAATATGTTGCCAGTTTCTTCAGCTTTCCTGTCGTACTTAACCTCAACAGTAAATTCTGAATTGATTAAGTCATAAGCCTTTTGGGTTTCGTAGTCTTCGGAATCATTGAGTTTGGTATCCGGCCATCTGGTGTTGACCAGCATGTCTCTTACAAACTCTTCAGCTTCCTTGCCGAACAATAAGTCTTCGTCAAACATTTCAATCTCCTGCCATTTTCTCACAGTGAGGACATATATAATTCTCTTCGCACATGTCTCTCATTCCATTGAGACACTCCTGACAAAGAGAGAACTCTATCATACCTATATATCCGTGTACCCCCTCGTCTTCTGAGTCAAACTTGATAGAGCATACGCAACACTCACTTAGTCCAGACTCATCTTTCAATCTTTCGTACTTAAAGCACATCAATGCTATCCAGCTTTCGTTTACGCGGACAGGGTATTCGCCAGTCTTAAACTTCAGTGAGTATGTATTCTCACCTATGCTTTTAATGTACTGAATATTATTCAGTGTCATCTCTATCTTTTTGAAATGGTAGGGAAAACGTAACCTTATCCCAGTCTTCGAGGTAGTGGATAACGACGAACCGTTTTCCATTTCTTTTATGCAAGACGACAGAAACTTCGTCATCTCTTTTGTCTCTTTCAGCCTGCTCAAGAGCAGTGTATAGATTGAATCGTTCGACATTCTTCACCTCAAAGTGCAAGCCTTCAACGTCTGTAATCAGGTCAGCGTCACCAGCCTCACCGCAATACTGTTGCGCCCTTCTTGCTTCAATACCTAACTTCTCCAGTTCCTTAGCGGCCATACGCTCACCGCGCTTGCCCTTTTCTCGTGACATCTTACCCATCATCAGGTTCCGTGTTGTTAAATACTGAAGTGTCAATCACTGGTGGATTCCATTCAATAACTGCATCACCAACAAATCGTTTAGCTCTCTCTAACTCAGTCCAGCTAAATTGTATTTCAAGACACACTCTTTTTATCCTCTCGTCCATGACGAGAGATGCTTCCCGATTAGTGATACAGGCTAGAACCGCTACGCTCTCACCAGCCCTTTCAGGGAAGGTAAGATAAAGCGGCTTCCCAGTTTTGGGGTCTAGCCTGTATCGCTTTCGGAGTGCCTTTTGTTTCATACTACCAGCGAAATTGCTGGCGTGGTGCATCAAAAGATAGCTCTACTTTAGCAGTCCTGATAGGGCCGTTGCGTCTCTTGGCTATATGCAGGTCATACTTCTTAGGGTCTCTGTTGTAGGCTCCTCTTGCGTGCCACCAGCCAAACATAATAAGGTCAGCGTCTTGCTCAAGTTGACCGGACTCACGTAAATCCGATGCGTTAAAGTGTACATTATCCCTACGCTCAACGTCACGAGAAACTTGGCAGAGTGCTAGCACTCCGACATTGTGTTCTCTCGCTGAGGTCTTGATGCGTTGTGAGATTTCAGTAACAGCTTCGTAGCGTCCTTGCTTCTTGCCTGCTCTAAGTAGTTGTAGATAGTCTACTGCTATTAACTGCACACCCTTCTTGGCGTAGTGGGCCATGTACTTCTCTACATGCTCAAGTGTTGAGACATTGTGGAAGTAGAAGGGTAGTTTCTCTATTAGTTCAGTCGCCTTGTATTCAATTTCCTTCTGGCGATTCTGCCATTCACTCTCATCTCCCCCGATGAGTGTCTGAATAGCCCTCCTGCCTATCTCTATCCGGCCCATCTCGGCATTGAGCATTAGTACCGGAGTACCATTGCGCGCTGCGTGCATAAGCCACTGTAGTGCTATGGCCGACTTACCATGACCGGGCCTTGCCGCTATGATTGCCATCTCACCCGGCCCTACCCCATCAATGCTATCGTCCAGTGGTTTTATTCCACTGCCAAAGTAGTTGTCGTAGCCTATCCTGTTTACAAACTTGTTGATACAGGAGAACAGGGTATTACCCTCTGGGTCTTCCTCAATAGCTAGCTTCTTAGCCACATTGTCACTGACCCCTTTGTAGGCATTAGCCACGGTAGTCTTAATCCAAGTGTCAGGTTTGTCGTAACTGTTCAGGTTACACCATACACGCAGTGACTGCTCTATCTCATCGGTAGGTATTCGCTCATACACTAAGTCTCTAGCAAGGGCATATGCTTTACTGGAGTTGGTGGTGTCGTTGAATCCCTCGGGGAGTATCCCGTTCCATCTCTGGGCAACACTGGAGTTAGTAGTAGCCACAAGTTCGGCCACTCTTTCGGGCAATTCATCACTGCCCTCGAACACCGGCACCTCTTTCTCTTTGTATCCGTAGGCTTGGATGTACTCTTCTAGTTCAACAGGTGTGATAGTATCCACCTCATCGAAACCTATGTCATCAGGGCCTGCGTTAGGGTCTATAATCTTAGACTTATTCCAATAGGGTAGGCGTACCTGATTGCCTAGTCCTCCCTCACGTAGCTTTGCCTGACGAGGATAGATTTCCTTGTATCCGATTTTGAGTTTGCTATCGACGGACTTCCAAAAGAATATGGCCTTCCCAGCGTCGATTGGCTCTGAAAAGAACAGCCACACATGGGCACCACTACCACTGCTACTAATTTCAAACACAGGGTCAAGGCCCATCTTCTTGAGATGGTTATACGTTGCATATGCTTCTTCCTTCCACTTAGGGTTAGGGTCATTGTCGTGGTTGTCGAAGTCTACGCAGGTGCATTTAACCTGATTGTTTTCATCGACTAGATAGATACCGTAGCATTCCTTTTGTTCCTTAACGTGATTACTAAGGTAGGTATCTACTTCTAATTCCAATTCTCTAGGCGCTGGTGATTTTCCTAGCGGCTGTACTGCGAGTACGCCCATTCTGCCTGAGAAGTGTTTCAATATCTGTTCAGCTTGTATTGTTTCCATCGTTTCCTCCGATTGAAAAAGTGGGGTGGCAGGTAGCTAGCCTACCACCCCTCGTCTGCACTAAACTCGACCGACTAGAATGGTAGGTCACCATCACTATCGGAGGAAGCTGCGGGAGCAGCACTGTCAGCCGGAGCTGATGCAGCCGATTGCTCGAACAGATGACCAAACTTGGCATCCAAGTCTAGTAAGGCGTTACTGTCCAAAGCAGGCCTCTCTGGTGCGCCTGAGCGTGGGCGGCTTACTCGCCAGTTCTCATAATCATTTTTGATTTTGTTGTAGAACTCGGCTCGTTTCCCAACCAGTGCAGTACCCTTAGCGAACTCGCTAATGCTTCCAGCAAAACCTAAGACCTGAAGGTCTTGCATGGTATAGGGTGCTGCGTCTTGGCTGAGTAGCATACTCATAGTGCGCGTCTGAGGTTCAGGGAAGTCATACTCAACACCATCGGATTGAACTCCCTTGTCAACCTTGATGGTTATGTAGGCACAGGGAATCCCTGCCTTAGGGGTTTGGCTTACTGTATGACCAGTGATTTCGCCTCTATAGGTTCCTGTTTGTAATTGCGGCATTATTTATTTCCTTCTTTTGATAATGCGTTTCTAAAATTAGTCCATGCCTCTGTAGCACTATTACCTAATTGGAATGTAGGTGGCATACCATGGCGGTTCTTAGCATCCCATGCTGCTGTACGCTGAGCATGTGCGACACGTATGTTACCGCCTTTGGCCTTACCCTTAAACCCATCCTTTTCTACGACAGTGTGGTAGTTAAGGAAGAGTATGATGTCTGCCCACTTAGCTGTAAGTCCCCATTGGTTCTTGTGCATGTCAGGTTGATACCTGTCATAGTCTTCGCCTTCGGGGTTGTTGTAGAGGGTAGTTTTTGAGTGAGCAAGTCCTATTATACCCACCTTCTTGTCACGTATTAAGTCTAGTTTGTAGAGCATCTTACTCCACTCCTGACTAGCTGATGCGTAACCTTTACCGAAGCTGGCAAAGCCCTTTGGCCCCCAGTCACCGGAGTACATGGTGTCACATACATGCTGATTACACATGGCTTCAAATCCATTGACACAATCAAGCACAATAGTCTTGAAGTTCAAGTCGTCCATCTCTGCTAGTGCGTCCAAGTAGGACAGGAAGGTAGGCCAGTCATCCACCTCATCTAAGTGGCTTGTCTCAGGTAGCTGCCCTGACTGTATAAGGGTTTCTAATCCTGTCTCACCCTTGCTCATTAGGAACAGGGGTTCCTTTGCTTGCGCTGCGAAGGAAGTTTTACCGATACCCTCTACGCCATAGACAATCATGGCTGGTGGTCGGTTACCTCCCTTCGTTTTGACCTTAGCTAGCAGGTCAACCGGCGACTTCGTTGTTGGAACGGTCATCGTTCTCTCCTATCTTTCTTGCTTTCCAGTATTCTTCTAATGCTTCATGAAAAGCCGAACCAAAAACTAATGCGTCAGACTTCTCCCTATTGGGTTCTATCTGTTGCACATACCTGTAGTAATACTTTCTACGACAGGTCATAAAACATCCAGCCTTGCTATGCGATAGCGTAAACTGGCCTGATGTATCTCCACCCTTGCGGTGTCTCCAGCGGTCATCTTCTTCGCTACTGGTACCCCTGCACAAGGATATGTACTCGCATGGACTGTTGTATGAGTTGCACATGTTGGTGTTCTGGTACCACCTCTCATTTGCAGTGGCCTCATCAATGTCCTTTACTATGTCTTCAAGTTCATCGTAAGTCTCAAGTAACTGTGTACCTGTACGGTAAATATTGCCTACCCGACAGTAATACTTATCGCTCTGCGTAAGCACTGTGTTCAGGCACCTAAGGTAGTACAGTCTTAGGCATTCGCTTGTTGGCGGACTC